CGCGGATTTGTAATAACTGTTAAAGTTCTGCATATAATTATCAGCAATATGATCTTTAAATTTCTCTAACAGTTCAGCTTTAAATGCTGTCTCTGCATTTTTTTTTGTTAATATTGGAACCGGCTCATATCTATTAATTGTATTATTCCATTCTCGATTTCGTGTTTCCCATTTGTTAAATCTGCAGAACCTATCCTCCAGTGTAAATAGTAATTTATGTTCTTCTGCAAACTCAATTAAATCTTGGGATAGTTGTCTTACAAAAGGTACCGTGGCATGATAGGTAGCAAATAATTTATTTGCTTGTTCTCTCGTAAGATCTAATTCTTTTTGTAATTTTATTTTACCCATCCCATAAAATAAGCCCAGGTTAATAGTCTTGGCCGTGATCCGTGGTATTTTAGCCATGTCTGCTACGATCTGGTGAAAGTCTGCGTCGTCCTTGTTAAATTCATCTTGTAATGTATCTGTTCCGGGTAAGCCTAACTTTAATGCGTAATGCACAACTATTCGTGGTTCTTGTTGTGAGTAATCAAATGATCCCCATGTACAACCTTCGTCAGGTATAAAAAGTTCTCTCATCTTTTTACCAACCATACCTTTTGCTGGAATCTGTTGTAGGTTAGGATTAGACATAGAAAATCTTCCTGTAACCGTTCCTCCTTGATCAGATCTGATCTGATTTATATCTGCATGGATTCTACCCTTATGTACAAATCCTAATAAACCTTCAATAAAAGTATTCTTAGCTTTATCACATTCTCTTGCTTTTAAAATCATATGCAAGAAACGATTCTTGTGAGTCTTTAAATAATCTTTTGGTAATTTAGGTGTTGTAGATTCAATTATTTCTGTTTTAACTTTACCAGTTTCTTTATCAATAATAGGTTTACCTTTTTTATCTTTAAGTTTTTTAGTTCTATCTTTTGTTTTTTGGTAATCAGTTATTTTTTGATGGTCTAATAATTTTTTAATAGAAGAAGCCGCCCATATCTGTACATCAACGTTAGTATGTTTTTTAATAATTTTAAGTAAATTATTTTTACGTTTATCTAGCCATTTTCCAAGAGTCTTCGCTTTTTCGACATCTATTCTAACTCCTTTAAATTTCATGTCAACAAGACAAGGAAATAATCTAGTTTCTAATTGAAATATTTTTCTACATGTTTTCGATTCTTTACTTCCATCTTCCTTATCTTTGGTGTATAGTACTTCGTCCAAATATTTTGTGTCAAATAATTCCCAAAGTTTTAAAGTTAAATTTACATCTTGTTCTGCATAATCTTTTACTAAGTGATGTGGAAGTTTGTGCATGTTAGTCATAGGATCTTTTATAGTTCCATTAGACCAGTCTAAAACTTTAGCTGCTAAATCATATTTGTATTTTGTTTCGTTTAAATAGTCTTTACTAATTGAATCCAACGAATATTTCATTCTTGTTTCGTCAATTACAGAAGCTGCGATCATGGTGTCGAGCAACGGTCCTTGTGGCATCTCTCCAGTTGCCGATCTAATCCAACATACGTCATACATGGCATTGTGGAATACCTTGCGTAAACTCTTGTTTTTAAACACTTTTTCGTTCAAATAGTCCCATGTTTCTTTAGTGTTTAAATTATCTGTCATGTTATGTGCAATAGGAAAATATAAAGTTTGTTTCTTCGTCGCGATTGCTATGCCACAAACAAAACCATCTTTTCTAACGGCTCCTAACCCTTTTGTTTTTAAATTAGGATCATATGTTTCTAAGTCAATTGCAACGGTATCAATACCTGTTAAATCTAGATCAGTTAATTGTGGAACTTCACACATTATGTGTAATCTCTTTCTATAATCATTTCAATAAAGTGAATTGCTTTTTCTAAATCTTGTCTTTTTCCTTTCAGTCTGTGTCTCAAGATATATTTTATAACGCATCCTTCTGGATAGAGCAACTCATTTTCAATTACAAATTTACTTGGCTGAATTTTAAATTTCTGATAATGTGATCCGCCAATTTGTTTATCGTATGGTTTGTTTTTCATTTTCTCCCTAATGTTGTTTTATATTTTCCTGGGCTTTGTGCTAAAGTCCAATAGTCAAAGACTCCTCTACTGTAGGCTGTGTATGCTAGTCTGCATTGAGTAAACCAATCTTTTTCTCTTCGTGTTAAAGTATGATCTACAATAACATTATCAAATGTTAGGCCTTTGACTTCATGAATATTTCCATATTTGATTTGAATCTTTTTATCAAAATCAAACCCTTTTGATAAAACTTTTTTAATATAAACTAATCTTTCTTTTGTAGTTTTAGAAGGGATCCTGACTAAATCAAAATCTCTATGCTGTTTTGCATCCTCTTTAAAAACTTTTTTTTGTATCAATTCATCAATTGTGTAATCTTTGTTAATCCACTCCTCAAAATTTAATACTTCTCCTTTTTTTAATCTAACTTTAACTTTACTTCCTGCATACTCACAGAAATGTTTTACCTGAGTACGGCTCATTGGTATACCTCTTATAAAATCGGGCCATAGATGATGAGCTCTTAACTCTTTTTTAGATACATAAGCTGAATTTTTAACATGGGCATACTCTAATCCATGGGAATCAAAGAATTTTTTACAACGGATATCCCCCGGAGTTCCTCTATATGTAAATAAAAATGTTTGATTAGTATTTTTTATTTTATCTAATAAAATATCTAAATGGCTAGAACCTTCGAAGTTAGCTAAATAATAGCCGTTGCCTTTAATAACTTCCCCTATATGGCCCATATTATGCTTCTCAGTATACTTAGCTGGTGTCCACGTTCTATGAGACCCATAGTGATTCCAAATATCTAAAATAATTTCTTTGCATTTTTTATTTATAGTTTCGCTACATCGTAAGCCTTCTGCTAATTCTTTATAGGGATGAGCCGCTAATTTGTGATACTTGTCTGCATCTGATCCTGCGTATTCAAATAAGGTTTGATCTGCATCACCCACTAAATAATAATGACCCTCTTTTACATTGGTGGCCATTTTTTCAATAGCTTTGGTTTGAGGAACATTACTATCCTGACATTCATCTATAATGACTGCATCAATGTCTGGATCTCTTACATCATCCTCCATTTTTTTAGTTTTTTCATTATATGTTTGTTTTATAAAGTCTTCAATCATATCTGTGTAATCACATTTATTATTATCTTTTTTGTATTTTTCATATATTGGAAGAAGCTCTTTGATTAATTCAATTCTATAAGGTCTATAAGCAAATTTATCGCATATTCTCCAGTACTCATCATAAGTCTTACCACGTCCTTTAGCATCTGATCTAAATTTATATAGAGTGTGTTTGTCGACATCTGTTGAGGAATCTCTACCAAATAATCTATTTTGTATAATTAAATTCTTATGATCTTCGTATTCAAATTTGTCTTTATGTAATAATCTATTTTTACAATAGCTATGAATAGTACAGATTTTATACTTCATAGATTTTTTGGTAAAGCCTCTTTCTTTCATTATAGGTAATGCTAAAATTGCATCTTTAATTTGATCAGCGGCTACATTTGTATGGGAAAGAAGAATTATTTTGTCTGGATGGTATTTAAGTAATAACTCTTTATAAAGGTCTAATATAAAACCATGAGTTTTACCCGTACCTGGAGGACCTGCAATAAATCTAGGCTCTATCTTTTTCAAAATCTATCGCCTCCGTTTCTTCAGTGTAGTCCCCTTCTAGAACTATATCTTCATTTTCAAGTTCGGGTTTATCTATTCTCCAAGATACAAGAGATTCTTCCTTATAATGTCCACGTATCCTCTTCGCTTTTAATATATCTTGAATATTTAATACTAAATCAACTCTTTTTAAATTTACTTTTTGACTTTGTAAATAATCTTCAAATTTATCTAATTTAAATTCTAAATAATTGTCTGGTTTATTAAACCAGGGTAAACCGTAAAAAAATAATTCTTTTTTATCGGTAAAAGCTTTCTCTTGTTTAATGTAATTAGTAAAATGTTTTACAAAGACTAGAGCTTCGTTAGCGTCTTCTACGTAGTTTTTTGCTTTTTTTCTTGTTTCAAATTTCATTC